GGTCTCTCCACCACACTGCGACTGAGTTCTAGACTGTACTCCAGCTAGAATAGTCACAATGTCCAGTGTTTTCGCAACAGTTGGGACCTGCCGGGCTCACTCCTTGTCTAGGAGCCCGGTGTCGGGGGGGAGGGGTTCTCTTTCATCATAGGAGTCGTATCTAGCACGAAAGACCAGATCCGCCAATGGCATAGGCGGGGCGAGTTTCTTGTATTCTGAAATTCGCCAGAGTCGCTCGTTGTGCTTCAGCCTCTTGTTGCCATCACCATCCTTCTGGATCACCTTGTATAGGTGGTCGAGAGTGATGTTGCTGTCAAACAGGAGGTCGATGCACTTGAGCGCCACTGTCTGCGTATATCTTTCCGTTCCTGCTCCCTTGTATTCTGTGGAGCGGGCGGGAGGAAGCGAACTTTGGGCTAGTCGCCAGGTCTGCCATGGTGCCTCCAGCCTGTTAGTTGGTATCGGTTTCTTCTTGGCCCAGTTCCATAGTATGGTGGACGCGATTCTGCGGTCCATCACACTTGGTTCCTTAAGTCCAGTTAGTCCGATCCCGCCTAGCCAGGCCGGTATGTACCATGGGAGATGTCCCCTCGTGAGTAGATTCCTGTGATGATTGATGAATTCTTGGTGGATTTTGTGCTTGAGATGTGAGGGCGACTCATTGATCAGCTTCCGGTAACGAGCTGCGAGTCCCTCGTCTGCGTCTGTTAGGGCGTCGAGCCCGATGGCTCCGGCCGACCGCTTAAGGCCGACCAGCAGACCCAGATTGAGGAACTTGACCTGGCGAAAGACTATTACTCGCCTGCTCAGAGTCAGCTTCCGCTCTGTGTACGTCTGTCTCCCGTCTGGAAGCCGGATGAGTTTTCCTCCTGTCTCTTTAGACACGAGGACCTCGTCCGGGTCGTCCTCTACGCGAGTGAATTGTCGAGAGTTTATCTCGACGAACTCACTCGTGTAGTAGGTCTTCCCGACGGAGGACCGAAGTCCCATAGCGGCGCTGATTCTGAGCCAGGCTTTGTATCCTCTCTCGCGCAGCCGTGCCATGCCGTCGTCTCCGTTTACCCCTATCGGTGCGTCTTTCAATTTGGTCACCCGACCTGTTGAAATCTCGCAGGACCACCTGAGTCCGGTAGCGTTGGCGATGCATAGCACTACGAAGCTGGTTATTGATCCCATGAGTTGTCCGCGCTTCTGGTTGAGCTTCACTCCTTCATAAAGGATCTTATGCCGCGTGAGCGAGTCGACAAACATTCTCTCCTCCATTGGATACAGTCGTGTGTTGTTCGCTATCCTGCGAGCAATCACTTCCGATACCCAGGAGAAGAGTTCGTCTGTCGCTGCTGCATAGTCGCCGCTGAGATACTTCTCGCCTACGCCTAGGACCGCTCCCATCCTCTCCTGTATATAAAAGGAGTTGACGGGTTCGGATCCTATAAGTGCGAAGGCGGGGTGTTTTCTCATCGTCGTGTGAAGATGCTTCCAGAGTGCGCGGAGGACGGTCTGCCTGAAGGGGTTTCCCTTGGTTATGACTCGAGTTTTGAGTGCTTCCTTCAGTCCGACAGGCTCCACTGAATTCTCGCTTGTGTTTGCGAGGTTCAAGGTCCGTAGCCAGGCTGTTTGAAATGCTTTCTCGAACTCAAGTATTGACTGAGGGGTTACCTCTGGCCGATACCGTCCTTCTTCCTCCATCTCTTCTTCCACCTTCCCCTCCCCTGTTCCCTTTTCCAACTGTAGAGGTGTCTTCATCTTCAGGTAACCGCCAGGAACTCTTAGATCATTCAAGAGCCCCTGTTCAAGTATCGCACCGACTGCACCCGCCCCTGTTCTTGAGGCGATGTAGTTTGCGGACGTACTTGGAAAGAAGGCTTCCACTCTTGCTCTGGCCGACAGCCATGAGGCTTGAAGGTCAGGTGGGAATAGCTCGTCTACTGTTCGGACAAGCTGCTCTTGCAGCGTTGTCTTGTTCAGTACGAGCTCTACCCCCATCTGGACCTTCTCCTCATTGATGTCGTCCCAGTTGAGCAAGGTGGTCGCCCCGCGGTGGGACGGTTCCTCGGGTGTGGTTGTTAGGGTCGCTACCGTCTTGGCTACGTCCTCTCTGATTTTCTGATCAGATGATCGTGGCATTCCCTTCTTCGCCATTTTAATGGAGAAGAGGAGTTCGTCACGCATCTCTGGGTCAGCAGAGAGGAGATAGAGCCGGAAGAAGCGACCTAGACGGCCACCTACGAGAGATCGTGGGTTGTCCCGGTACTCCTCCGTGAATGGTGGAAGTGGGAGCTCCAAGTTCTTGTGACTCGCGAAGTATGCAGCAAGTTTGTATTTGCTGAACTTCTCGAAGCCACAGTCCTTGGAGCCCCCCCTCCAGTGTTCTAGAGTTGTCCGGGAATCCCATCGACCTCTGTACCCGAAGCACCGTCCGACCTGAAGAAGAGCCGTAAGGCACCCCTCTAGCGAACTTCCCTCGTGCTTGGGAAGTGGAGACCTACCTACCATGGTCCCGTGACGTGCCCTCGTTTGACGAGCACTCATGGGAGAGACTGAAATTAGCTAC